TCCAGCCGCTCCGCCTTCGCCTCCTGTATGTCCGTTAGTGCCACCACCAGCTCCCGGCAATATACGACCACCACCAGCACCGGATGTTGCGCTAGCATTTCTGTCACCAGCCCCAATCCCAGCGCCACCACCAGCACCTCCGCCATATCCTGAATTTCCACTACCATTAGTACCAGTCGCCCCAACAGAACCACCTGCGCCACCAGAGGTTCCACCAGCTCCACCTCCAGCTCCACCACCGCCACCGCCGCTCGGTCTGAACGCATTGTAAGAGTCGTCTCCTTGTTCCCACTGAGCATAATAGGACGCCGCACCGCCACCGCCGCCGCCGCCTGCAATGTACGCACCAGAAGCGTTTGTAATAGTTACTCCAGAAGATGTTACACTTATAGCCGCACCACCTGCACTACCGTTAGCTACGTTATCAGAAGAAAGACCAGTTGCACCAAGACCACCTTTACCTATAATGTAACCTTCATTGATTATAGTACAAGCTATGTCAATTATCATTCCTGCTGTGCCCGTTGAGTCTGACCAAATATAAACGCCACTATCAATCCTAAGAGTACCACCAGCGCTTATATGGTCTGAAACTGTCATTTGTTGTACATTACTACTTATGAGAGTTTCTGAAGATTTACCAAAACCATCAGACATATCAATAGCACCAGAAGAAACACCAAACAGGCCACGAACAGCAGAGCCGCCCATGTTAATAGCAGCTGTAGCTGTTAAACCAAGTTCTACGTTTGTTTGTTTTAGAGATATTGAATTGCCTGATGCTGGTAGTGCCATATTATTTAGCCGCCTTTAGTTCTTCAATTTCAGCTTTTAGTTCTTTGATTGCTTCTATTAAATAGCCTGTGATATTGCCATAATTTACACTTAGTGTACCCATTTCATCTTCTGCCGTTAGTACAAGTTCTGGTGCAACCTTCTGCATCTCTTGTGCAATAACACCTGTAGAATCTTTGCCAGTTGCATCACGCACATAGTGTACGCCTCGCATCTCTGTTACTTTAGATAAGGCATCAGGAATTGTGGTTATGTTAGATTTTAGGCGTTCATCAGAGAAGGCAGTAACGTCATTGTTAAATGTTGCCGCTCCAGCCGCTGACATATCAACGGTGAGGGCTACTATAGCTGAACCGCCATCGTTGCCTACAAGTTGAATATCTCCATCAGAAACTAAGCTTCTAATTTGTGCAGTGCCACTATCGTTTTGTATTTTTACAAAGTTTGTACCGCCATCTGCAAAGAATATTTCTGCGCCATCAGCATCAAGGATAATATCGCCAGCAACGTCAATAGTAAAATCACCTGTATCTGTTATTGATCCATCTAATATAACCGTACCACCTCTGGTAAGATTACCACCAGCCGTAATCGCACCTGTAGCGACTGTACCTGACGTTGTAATTGTTGAAGAGCCGTTATTTATAGTACCGAAGCCACTAGTTATAGTTCCTGAGTTTAATGCACCAGTAGTAACAATATTACCTCCACCAACACTTTCCGCTGCCATATAAGCAGAGACAGTTTGAACAGTAGTCATACGCATAGTACCATTGTCATTAATAAGGATACCATCACCATCCGCTACGGCTGTAGTCCCTCTGGATGTACCACCATCAATAAGATTAATTTCAGCTGCAGTAGAAGTAACCGCAGTTCCATTAATAGATAATGCATCAGTTTCTAACGTACCGTCAATATCCGCATTACCTGAGATATCTAATGAACCTGCATCTAATTCACCAGAGATAGTAAGGTTTCTTATACCTGTATAATCTTTGTTAGAATCTAGTATGACTGCCTTAGATGCTACGGCTGTACCGACAGCAGTGCTACCAATGTCCAAAGCGTTAAGTTCACCTACAACAGCAGTGATACCATCTAAAGCGTTTAGTTCAGCTGCAGTAGAAGTAACTCCATCTAAAATGTTAAGTTCAGCTGCAGTAGATGTTACACCATCTAATATGTTAAGTTCTGCTGCAGTAGAAGTAACACCATCTAGGATGTTTAACTCAGCTGCTGTAGAAGTAACACCATCTAGGATGTTTAACTCAGCTGCTGTAGAAGTAACATTAGTACCACCAATATCTAGTGTAGTCATCTGTACTTCGCCAGCAACAGTAAGTAAACCGTCAGCTACTGTCATCAGATCAGTATCATCTGTGTGTCCAATAGTTGTACCATTAATAAGAACGTTATCTATATCTAATGATCCACCAGAGATAAGTCCTGTAGTAGTGATAGCAGAACTACCTGTATCAATAGTACCAAACCCACTAGTAATAGAACCTGCATTCAATGCACCTGTAGTAACAATAGCAGAACCACCAACACTTTTCCCAGACATATAAGTAGAAAGCGTTTCTACTTTAGTCATTCGCATTGTGCCACCATCATTTATCAGTACACCATCACCATCTGCTATGGCTGTAGTTCCTCTAGATGTACCACCATCAATAAGATTAATCTCAGCGGCTGTACTTGTAACACCGTCTAAAATGTTAAGCTCTGCTGCAGTAGAAGTAACACCATCTAGGATGTTTAACTCAGCAGGAGTAGAAGTAATTGCTGTATTGGATGCAGCCGCTAATACAGGTACAGTACCTGATACGTTAGGTAAGGTTATAGTTCTGTCTGCTGTAGCATCAACAGTAGTTAATGTAGTTTCATGTGCATCTGCAGTAGCGCCTTCAAAAACTACAGCATTACTAGCTGTCATAGTTACAGAGTCTACAACTGTAGTTGTACCAGCAACAGATAAGTCACCTGTAATAGTAAAATTTCTAATACCAGTATAATCTTTATTTGAATCAAGTATTACGGCCTTAGATGCAACTGCAGTACCTACTGCTGTACTACCAATATCTAAAGCATTAAGTTCGCCTACAACGGCAGTAATACCATCTAGAACATTTAGCTCTGAAGCTGTTGATGTTAATGCAACATTTTCATTAATTTTAGGAGAGGTTAAAGTTTTATTAGTTAGTGTGTCTTCGGATACAAGAGACACTAAAGTTGAGTTAGCACCTGCAGGTAGCATTAGAGTATTAGTTACACTTGCGGAGTGAGGTTGACCAAATACTTTTTGACCGTGACTATTACTTTCACAATTAAATACAACAGCACCCGAATTAGTATTACCTCGTACAACAACAGTACCTGTACCATTAGGGGCTAAGTCAAGTGTAGCATTAGAAGTTGTAATAATATCTTTACCATTCATGTCTAGGTTTCCGCCTAGCTGTGGTGTTTCATCTTCAACTACATTAGATAAGTCTCCACTTGAACCTGTACCAGCAATGACAGTACTTCTAGTAATTTTTTTAAGTCCTCCACCAGATGCGTCTATTGCTAAGAAAATATCACCACTTGCAGCTGTACTAATCTCACTTAGAGAAGACACAGCAGTTGGATTAAAGTTTGTACCGTCAGCAATTAAAAGCATACCTGCAGTATTGGTAGCCATTACAAGATCATCACCACCTATAGTAAGATCGCCAGTAAGTGTAAGATTACGAATACCTGTAGAGTCTTTATTAGCGTCTAGTATAACAGCCTTAGAAGCTACTGCTGTACCTATTGCAGTAGACCCTATGTCTAATGCATTAAGCTCACCTACGACTGCAGTAATACCATCGAGTGTATTTAGTTCCGATGCAGTAGATGTTACTCCATCTAAAATATTAAGTTCTGCTGCTGTAGAAGTAACACCATCTAATATATTAAGTTCTGCTGTGGTACTAGTTACACCGTCTAAAATGTTAAGCTCTGCTGTGGTACTCGTAACACCGTCAAGAATATTTAACTCAGTCGCAGTAGAAGTGACTCCATCTAAAATGTTAAGTTCTGCTGTGGTAGCTGTTACACCATCTAATATGTTAAGTTCTTCTGCCGTACTTGTAACTGCAGTTCCATTAATAGATAATGCATCAGTTTCTAAAGTACCGTCAACATCTACATTTCCAGAAACATCTAATGAACCAGCATCTAACTCGCCAGTAAGTGTTATGTTACGAAAACCTGTTACGTCTTTGTCTGAGTCTACTACGACAGCTTTAGAAGCGGATACTGTACCAGCAGTAATACTATCAATACTTTCTAAATCATTCTCATTAATATCAGCACTACCTATTACAAAACTACCGCCTGTTATAGCACCAGTTGTAGTTATAGTAGATGAGCCATTGTTTATAGTACCAAAGCCTGACGTTATAGAACCACTATTCAATGCACCTGTAGCGGTAATGTTGGTTGTGGTAACACCATCTACATATGCTTTGATAGACTGTTGACTAGCAATACCAGTAGCTGAGTTACTAGCAAGGTTATCCTCATCAAGAAAAGCTTTGCCGTCTAGTATGTTTAACTCAGCGGCAGTAGATGTAACTCCATCAAGAATATTTAACTCAGCCGCAGTAGATGTAACTCCATCTAAAATGTTTAATTCAGCAGTTGTACTAGTTACTCCATCTAAAAGATTAAGTTCAGTAAAAGTGCTTGTAACGCCATCTAGGATGTTAATTTCAGATGCAGTAGAAGTAACACCATCAAGGATGTTTAGCTCTGCAGTTGTTACTGTAGCACCATCAAGTATCTCTAGCTCTGCTTCAGATATACCTGCACCACCAATAGTAAGCGTACCACTTACGTTTACGTTACCATTAATATCAATAGTAGTAGCCGCAATTTGTATCTCTGTATCAGCTACAATATCAAGTTGACCATCAGCGGAAGAGTTAATATAAATAGCAGTATCACGAAACTGTATTTTCTCATTAGTAACAATAAGTAAATCATCATTAAACTCAAAGTAATCTTCGTCTTCTTTCCAAGTAATTAAACCATCGTTACTACCCGCATTCCACGTCAATGTAATATCACCAGTGTTTGTACCAAATACAACACCGTCAGTTATTAAACCTGTGATAGGCCCACCTTCACCTGCTGTACCATCGTGTGTGTGACCTGTACTAGAGGCAAAAGCAGCCAATAGCTGATCGTACTCATTATTAAACAGATCCGAGTCGATAACATCGCCATCAGTAAATGTAGATTGTCTTGTGTATGTAGCACCCATTTAACGTCTTGCTCCTAATTGGTATTCTAGCTGAAACCCTTTTAGTGAATATGGTCTCGATTCACCATTATCATTTATTCTTAAAACCGTAGAAAAACCTGAGCCTTCTACTGGTTGTCTTAAGAGAGGCTGTGAAGGCCCTCCAAACACATTTCTTACTGCACTACTAACAGTACTAAATAAAGCTATTCCAAATTGAGAAGCTACATCTGTAGAACTAATAGAGTACGGTGGTGGTCTAGCAGACTGGTTGTTTTCATTATCATATCTTATTAATAAGTCTGCACTTATAGCTGATTCAGGTTTAAAGTTAAGAATAACTCTTTGCATATGTTTACGTATGCCACTGTCTCCAAAACTTAAATCAGGGCTTCTGTATCGTCCTAGTACTGGTATACCATCTAGGGTATCGCCTTTTTCTTGTCTGTGTATAAATCCTGCAGAGTCTCCGTGTAATACTAATACATCTCCTGCTCTTACAAGTGTATCTGTAACAATAGGTTTAAAGCCTCGTATTTCTGAAAACTCATAGCCTTGTTCTTTTTTAACACATACAACACATCTTGTAATATTATCAGCTTGTCCATCTTTTGTAAAGAAAATTCTGTACTGTGTCTTGTCAGCTATAACAACACTTTCAAATAAAGAGGAGTTAATAATATTTGTATCAAAAAGACTTTGAACGTTACGGCTTATTGTACCAAGTTCAGTATCACCAATCTTTGCAGTAGCGGCAACAGTTCTAAGACCATCTGCTGCAAGAAAAATTAAATCTCCTGCAAATTCTTGTATAGTATCACCATTAAGACAACCAATATTTCTAGTAACGGGAACCATTTGAAAATCACTAGAAGTGTTTCCTACCAGTTTAAATATCCTATTCTCACAGAATATAAACAATGAATCACGGAATACTTTTATTCCTGTGATAGTATCGTCTACTCTAATACTACCTGCACCATTACCAGAAGTAAAATCATCTTCATTAAAAGGTGCACTAAATATTAACTCTTCTGGTGTAGTAGATTTACCTGCATAAAACATATGAGATTTAAAAGAGGCAATAAACTTAGAACCTACAACTGCAGTAGTAGTTACATCAGTAGCACTAAAAGAAGCATTAAAAACTACAGGTGCGTTGTCGCCATCAACAAAGATAATCTTTTCGCTACCATCATAATTAAATCTTTCAGTTCTATACTTTACTGCACCTGTTCTTCCTGAGTCTATTTCTGTCCACTCAGGGGAAACTGTTACATTTGCTAAGTGTTTACCTTTTGTACTTTGACTATTACCAGAACGTGTTACACCAGTAAATTCATTTGGTGTTGCTGTTAGGCTAACTCCTGTATAATCAAATGTTTCAGTAACACCAGTACTACCGTCTTGAGTTGTAGCTCCAAGAAGTGTCAAAGTACCGCTTGTAGGAAAACCAGTAGCATTATCTACTTTAATTATACCAGAACCAGACATTGTATCGGTTTGATTAATAGATATAGCTAATTCAGTAGAAGCTGCACGATAAATCTTTTCACCTCTACAGGCTATAACTTCGTTATTAAAGTTAGCTAATCCTATTACGGTTTCATTTGCATTAAAAGTTTGTGGTACAATTACATTAACGTATTTACGAAAACCATTTATTCTTCTATACCCACCCTCAATGTCAGGCTCAAAGTTTTCTAAAACTAAAGCTTGACCTGGCTCCATTTGAAACGTGGAACGATTTAAAACTAAACCACCCTCACAGTTAAATGCTACTGGTTGTGTTTGAGAACTATCTGGCATTAACCTATTAACCTACTACTACCCGACACATTATTATTTTCTATTACTGTTGAGCTAAGATACACAAACTTATTAATAAGCAGTGTTTGAATATTTTTAATTCCTTGTTCAAATCTAGCAAAGTTAAGTTGGTATTGATTTAATTCACCTCGATACTGATATGCAAAAGCAGTAGCACCATCTACAATAACAGGTTTAAATCTGTCTGGAATAGTAGTTGTGTCGCCGTGTGCAGATAGATCTTCAGGAAATGTAAAGTAATCAAAAACTAATTTATATTCTTTGTCAGGGAATGGGTGCAGCAAATAATTATTATCTGGAGTACGTACTATATTTCTAGGTATACTACCACTATTAAACTGTGTTACCGTTACTCCACTTGCATAAGAAGCAGCAGTAGTTCCGTTAGCACCTCGTGTACAACCTGTAATAGTATTACCAGAGATAGCAGTGTAAGTAACTTGCTCACTAGCTATATAAATAAAACCTGTTGCAGAAAGACCAGTTGTAGAAACTAGAGTTAATGTTGTTACAGAATTTGTATGAGTCCCATTTAATGTAGTAGAAACAATTTCATCTTCTTTATTTACATAGTTTTTGCTAATATATTCATTGTAAGTAAGTATTGATAAGCTACTACCTACAGAACCTAAATCAGAATCTTTTTTTATTCTTGCAGTATTATAGTCTACATGTTTAGTGCTAGTAGGTAAAGTATACCTTGCTACACCTGGAACTAAGGTAGAAGAATTAATTGCATGATTAAATGGGTAAGCAAAT